AGCTACCGCTTCTTCCAAATTTTTCATTTGGATGATAGCCTCTTCAACTAAAGATTTTTCTTTTGCCATTGTTTTTATATAGTTTTTAATATATAAATATCTCCCAATATGAAAAAAGTTCAAATTAAACTCAAATCACATCAGGTTTTTTATACATTTATAAATATCACCAAAAAAATAAAATCATAAAAAAAGAGGACATATAGTCCTCTTTTGTTAATTAAGTAAGAATTTTACTATTCAATCACTTCACCAATTTTACTTTCCACAATTGCGGTGATTCTCCACTCCATAGAGTAATTTTCAAATATTTTAGTAACTTTAGCCTCTACGTCAGTAGGATTATAACCGCTTACTAATTTTTCTTCTCTTTTAACTTTAATTTTACCTGACTCGTTATCAACGGTCTCTACGGCAATTTTTGCGATGAAATACTTTTCGTCCATAATTTTTTTTCTATTTAGTTTAATATCCTAAATAATCGTTTAATTTTTTCATTAAGTCAAGAGATTTATTACCTGAATCTCCAACGTGTCTCTCAACTGACATTTTTTTCTCTTCTTCCAAGTTCTCATCATATAGATGTTTGTCGTCTTTATTTAAAAATAGATATGCTCCCGGAGTAGATGGTGATGATACTAAGTCAAAACAAATTAATTCAAAATCATCTTGAACTTCATTTTGTTCACCAATCTTTTTAAGGGAACCAACACCTCTTGATGAGATACCTAATGTAACTCCTTGTCTAAGGTAGTTAGCGGCTAAATCACCTTTGGTTGAACAAATACCACTTTCGTGATATCCCGGTGATGTAAGTAATTTTATCTTACCCATCAATACATTACCTTCCCACCATACTTCGGTGATTGAATGAGAAACTCTATCTAAATCAATAAGAGATGACTCCGGGTGGTTTAACTCAGATAGAGCCGTACCCTTATTAATCATTTTTTTATAATTTTCCGCCTCTCTTTTTAATATTTTTTCAGGATATGTTCTACCATTTCTATTTGGAGTATTATATTTTTGTAATACAGCATAAAATTCAAAAGGTTTTGAGTGGTCTAACATTCCGTTAGATTCCCGTATAATTTCCACATTACGTGTTTCTGTTGGATTAATATATCCAGCATCGTACTCAACTAATATACCTTTTCCTAGTTCATTTGGTTGTAATATTTTTAAATTCATTTTGAATGTTTTTATTTATAAATATTAAACATTCTCGGTTTGTAACAGGTCTTCTTCTATTTTACTATTTTTAGTTAAATAAAAGTTGAAGTATTGGTTATTTGAAAAGTTTGTTTTAAAAATTTTTTTTGTTGTTTCTTGTAATAATTTTTTAATTTCCATACCTTTGATGTCTAAACCTTCGTTTTTTAAATAAAAGTTTATTTCAAGATTCATAAATGATTTTTTTCCGAGATGTAATCCACTTGAACGTAAATCTAAATCTACTATAAAATTTTCATTAAAGATTTCTTTATTTATTGTTTCGTAAATTGAATGTTTTATACCTCGACTTAAATTTAGGACAACTCTTGACCAATTTTCTGATTCTTCTATTGGTTCCACCCACGTTTGGATGTTTAAGTATAGTGATTTGAGGTTTATGGAATCGACTGTTCCGTAGATAACTTTAGCGGTTTTAAAACCGTGAAGTTGAGAGGTTTTCCCCTTTTTCATTAATTTTCATATTATTCTGTTTATTGTTTATTAAAAAATAAGTGATTTTACTACGATAGTCAAAACTTTTTGTAACAATAAGATATATGTTATATATGATAATAATAAAATTAAATAACAACATTACAATTGAGAAGGCTTTAAAACTTTATAAGAGTAAAGTTATTAAAACCCGTCAAAGTGGGGAACTTTTTAAAAGGAAGGAATTTGTTAAGAAATCTGTTATTAAAAGAAATGAACTTTCTAAGGCCAAGTATGTCCAAAAAAAGTTCAAATCAGATAACGATTAAAGATTTTCTTTAAGATTTTTAAGTTTGAAATACGTAAGTTTGTCGTATTTTTCAGAAATTACTTTTGAAATAGTTTCATCAATTCTTGTTTGCATTGAATTATCAGTGCTAGCCTTTTTCATTTCTGTTAGTTTTGTAACCACACCTTCTTTAAGTGTGTTGTATTTTTCATTCAACGTTGAATCATCCTCAGACAATAAAGAAATTAATTCTTTTTTATCAGATTCATTTAGACCATCAATATAACTTTTAATAGTTTTATTGGCAACACTTATCATTGTTGATAACGGTAAATCAATACCCTCAGTTTTTGTAATAGGTAACTTTTTAAGAGATTCTGAAATTACTTTTCTACTTTTAATTTTTGACTCAATAGTTAAAACATCACTAGAGAATAAAGTATCAATATCAGTGTAATTACTTTTAACATTTTTATTACCAACCCATTCAACTAACTTATTGATATCCGATTGTTTTATTTTGTTTACCGTATTTTCATAAATTTTAATACATTCATTGATGTATTCATTACAGTAAGATTCATTTAATGACTTAGGAGAACTTAATTCATCGTATAGGTAAAACAATTTGCTAATGTTTTTATTTTCTATAACAAGTTTCTTAAATGTTTTTAATTCATCTTTAAATGTGTTGTTAGCGTATGATTCTAATAACACATTTTCTATCTTTGTTTTTAATAAACCGAAATTTTTCATATCTAATTTTTTATTATAAATATCTAATCTTTTAGAAGTTTACCTAATTGGGCTTCAATTTCTCCTAAAGAGTTTCCACCTTTAGATAAATCAATATATGATTCATCTTCTGTCATAGTACTTCTTTCCACCAATATTTTTAAATTATCTCTATTAAATGACTCAGGTGTTACTTCAGCTTCAGGAGCTGCTCCTGCAGGGGCTCCACCTGGTTCAGGACCACCCGGTTCAGGTGCTCCTAAATCTTCCATTCCTCCACCTAAGTCACCTCCGAAACCTCCTCCACCCCCCGGTGGTGGTGGGGATGATGGTGCCGCTCCACCGGCAGTTGCTCCGGATACAGGATTACCATATAATTTATCGATATTATCAAATATACCTGTATGAGTGATAATTGTTGCGGTATTAGTTAATTCTGCTCCAACCGCCATTTCAATTCTTTGTTGTTGTAAATCTAATTTAATATCTTCATCTGAGAATCCTAAAATGTGTTTCTTAGCCCAAGATACCGATACCGGTGCAATACCTGCAATTGGTGCAACACCTTGTTGATATAATGCAATTTTTTCTTTCCAAAGGTCAATTTTTAATAAATCGGCTTGAGATGATGGATTTGTTAATGCTAGTGTAAAGTTTGATAACTCATCTTCAAAACCTAATAAAAATAAATGTATGATTGCAATTTTATTTAATTCGGCAATCATAGATTTTTGAATTTTATTTATGGTTCTTGCAAAACGAATATCCATTAAAGATAAATTTTTACCATCACCCGCAGTTTCTTCAAACCCTAAGAATGCTTTTGGAACTCTTAACGCGGTTAATAATTTCTTTTGGATATATTCGATATCGGCAATTTCTGATAAGTTTTGAGCACCTGCTAATGTTTCGATTGGCATTGTCGCTGCCGGGTCACGAACTGGAATGAAATAATCTTGGTCAACGGCCATTTGATTAAATCTCATATCCACGTTTCCTGTTTTAGCATCAACAATTTGGTCACGTTTAAATTTGTTTGCAACACGTTGTACGTATGCCTCAACATCTTTATCGTCCATATTACCAACAAATACTTTGAATACACGTCTTTCCGGGGCTCTTGATGTTCTATAAATCAACATCGCATCTTCAGATAATAATAATTGTTTCCAAATACGTCTTGCTTTTTCTAACATAGAAGTACCATATGGAAGTTTTCTATCATCACCTAGTAAACGGAAATGAGCAACCTCCCAAGAGTTAAACTCCATATCTTTGGCCTTCCATTTGAATCTTAATCCTTTATTTTCTGCTGGTTCTTCAAGGTTTGCAGATTTGGCGGCCATACCTCTTTCCAAACGTTCTATTTCGATATTTGGTAACTGCATACAACCAACAATACCTTTATCTGAATCTAATTTTAAATACACAAAATTATCACCATATTTACAAGTGTTTCTTGTCCACATAGTTAAGTTTGTATTGATATCCATAACATTATTAAATAAATCCGCTAGAATTGATTTAATTCTTTTTGATTCAGAATAAATTTGTAGTATATGTCCATTTTCATCAACCGTTGTTGATTCTTCACCGTAAATGTCTAATGCTGCAGATATTTCCGGAGTATATTCCATACTTTCGTAATCGTAGAATGATGCCAAACGAGTTGGTTCATAATAAACCGCTTGAGTATAAAGATTACTCTCAATTTTAGTCCATTGATTAGATAAGTAATAAGTTTGTTGTGCTTGTAATTTTTCCCTTTCATATTCAGCTTGTGAAGTTGTTTTCAATAACTCCTTCTTATCTAACTTATATGTTGGGTAATCTTGATTTAATAATGAATTTGGTCCAAATGCTTGTGATAACCTTTGCCAAACCGTTAAATCGTTATTTTGATTATTTTCCATATTTTAAATTTAAATGTATTTTTTTTTATATAAATACTTGATAATACTATATTCCTCCTCCGTCAGTTATAGTCCATCCATAAGTTGAACCTGTTAATATATCTTTACCGGCTTGACCACCTGATGTTGTATAATTTGCCGTACCAAAAGTTATATTTAAATTTGGTTTTGGATTTTTGGTTGACCATCCATTATAAATAGAGTCAAGATTTGTTGTTAATATTTCTAAAATTGTTCCCATATGTTATTTTTAAGGATAAGTCATTAATAATGTTAAATAACCTGTTGCTGTTTGCCCATATAATTTATTACCAATCGTGAACATTATAGTATAAGTTGTTGTAAATGATTGGAAAACGGTTCCATCGGAATTTAATATGATAAAGTTTATTGATGATGTTCCATTATATGATGTAAAGTCACCATTAATTAATAATTTATTTGTCCATATTATTCTACAGTAAGAAGAGAGACCATTTGCGTTAAATCCTGTACCCCCACTAAATCCGGTACCACTATTAAAACTAGGGTCAATCGTTCCGTCAGACATTAATTTAAGAATTCGGTTAACAGGGGTTCCATTATACGTAGTAAATCCTGTAAAGCCAGCATTATATGTGTAGTTAGTACCAACAACATAAAAAGATGTTTCTCCGGATATGCGGAAAGTATAAATTGGGTTTGCACCAACGCTATTAAACCCTGTTCCGTAGTCAAAACTATTATCCTTATATCCATTAGATTGTAATTTAATAATCCTATTTGCTGAAATACCACTAAACCCTGTGAAATACCCTGTAACATACATAGAATCATCAGGGTTAATTAATACAGCCTGAGGAACAGTCTCTGGTGCCGCGAATCCTGTTGATGCTGAGAAAGTCATATCCATAGTACCACCACTACTTAGTTTTACTAAACCACCTGACATAGGGATAGTAACACCTTTATATGTTTCACCCGAACCCGGAACTATAATATTACCTAATGAATCAATACCTGCAACAACAGTATATGGAATAATCGCTGTCGCCGCAAACCCTGAACCAACATCAAAAGTATTATCAATAATACCATTAGGATTTAATCTAACAATTTTATTTTTAGATACACCACTATATGATGTGAAAAATCCTGTAACAATTATTCTACCGTCAGGTTGTTGTAAAATTGATTCACCATCGTAAACATCGGGAAAACCAACTAATCCTGTACCTCCGGTAAATGAATAATCAATTGTTAAGTCTTGGTTTAATTTTATTATACGACCTGCAGGGACCACATTATTTTCGCTATAACCTGAAAATTTTCCATAAAAATAAGCAGAAGTACCATTATCTATAGTATCAACTAAATAAGAACCGATAGGTACAAATCTATATTGTGGTGTTGGAGTTGGAGTTGGTGTTTGAGTTGGTGTATTTGTTATTGACCCAACAACATATGTAAAGTCACAAGCTAACGGTGTTGCTGATGGTGTTGGTGTAGGAGGAGGTGGATTACCCTCACTTACAAGAGTTTGTTTTGGGAATTTTTTAAATAAGTCAGGAGTTATATTTTTTTCATTATAAATTCCTTGACCATCCACATTAAGTTTTGAGCCAGCAAATACATTCCCGGATTTTTTTCTACTAACAAAATCACCCCCCTTTAAATTATTATCAATTAAAAATTGGTTTGGTTTTGGTTCTTGTGTTAAATCTAGATTTATACTAACCGGAACTTCAATACTTCTCTTTCTATCTGAAATACCCATTTATTCTTTTTAGATAAATATTACCTAACTCCAAATAACCATCCATATTTCTGATAATCCTCACGACTAACTTGTTGACTATTAAATTGATTTATTCTGTCTTGATAATGTGGGATAACAGGGTCAAAATTAATATTCTCTTTTATGGACTCATTATTATTAACGGACCAAGAATTAATCATTGCTTTGGTTTGTTCTGTAACCTTGGTCAATTTACCAAAAGAAGATTCTGCAACATAGGTTGCCATAGCAATTGACATAATTAAGTCATCGTGATGTCCTTTTTGGTGGTCAGGACGACCATTGATATAAACAAAGGTGTTCATCTCATTATATAAACGAGCACTATAAACTCTAAAATCGTGTCTCATTGATTCTTCAAATGAAGCAATAATTTGAACCCTTTTATTATTAAAATTTAATCCGGGGATTTTATCCATCGCCTTTGGGTCGTATTTCCATTTATTGGATAAATCAACACCATCAACATATAAATCTCGGTAATTCATTTCTTGGAGTTTTCTTGAAGTTGAAACACCCATTCCTCCAGTAATATCAATAACCACAAAACAAGAATATATTGTCGCCCATTTATGACAAATCTCAGCCATAGTATCCGGAGGTAGCTTACCTACATACTCGGCAACTTGTTCTCGAGCATCAAAATCAACAATTTGGAATGAACTAAAATCTTCAGAATCCCCCCGGGAAACGTCGACACCCATAATATATTTATGACCAACAACCGGTTCCTTCCAAATCCAAAGCGCGTTCCCCATCAATTTGTTAATCGGTTCTTGGATTTGATTTTCACGTATATTTTGCATCATTAAAGAATCAAATACGTTATCCCCGGAACCTAAGAAGTTACATTCCAACTCCTGAGAAACCTTACGTTTGTCGTATTTTAATTTCTTAACCATCGCCTCAAACCAAGATGAACAAGGTTTGTATCCGTCATTCATCAATAATTTAACATCATCAAAATTTCTTGCATCATATGATTTACTACCCCAATCAATAAAATCATTAGGGTTATATTCTTCTTTGTTTAATAGATAATGGATTATATTTTCAGTTTTTACAAAATATAAATCTTTTGTATAACGTGGGTCTCTATACCAAAACATCTCCGTAATTTTGAAGTCATTCATATTACGTAACGCTTGGTCATATATTTCATAGTAAATTGCGTCATAACCGTTAGGTGTTGATACCACAATTACCTTACCCCCCGTAGATAGGGATGCCATACAAGCGGACCAAAAATCACTATCGGCCTCAATAA